GTAGGCATGATCCGACTGAAGCATTTATAGATGGCTGGAATAAAAGTAGATCGAATTTGTATTCCAAGAAATTATACGATAAATGTGTGAAGTGCATTGAGTTAAAAACAAAAAGTCGTTTTATACACAGATATTGGAAAGAATGTGTTTGGAAATTTCAAAGTCTTTCTGCACAAGAATGGATAAATTTATATCAGCAGTTGATTAAAGAAAATAAATACGACAGTTGGATATTGGAATATATAGAAACAGGAGAATAACAATTTGAAAAACACACTATTAGATGTAGCTCAAAACTTTGATAAGATGAGTGATTCAGAAAAAGCAGAAGTAAACGATAATGTCAGAAAACAATTTGACAATATTATTCATAGCAAACCTCCGAAAACTGAACGAGAAAAAGAGATTGACAAACTTGCAAGAGAAGAATTAGAAGAGTACAGACGAAAGAAGAAAGCTTTTTATGACAATCCTATCCATTGGAATAACAACAAGCGTAGAAGACATGGACTTCCTGTATTAAGAGGTAACGTTAATAAATGCCGTTTGAAAGAATATCCAGGATTTCATCCGTCTGTACGATTCTTTGGTATGATGGAAGATTTATTTGATGAGATATTGATTACAACTATGGAAGATAATCTAAATTCTTTTGTAGAAGTAAAAGATTTGGCAGTTGGTGATGCAAATGTATTTAAAGTGAACAAATAGGAGAAAAACAATATGGAGTTATCACAAGATGAAAGACAAAGATTTTTAGAGTTAATAGATAAAGTAAGTCCATGTGCTGCAATTTCTGAAAAAGAAAATCTTGAAAAGTTTAAAAAGTGGCTGGATAGTGATAGATCAAAAAGAGTTACATTTGTTGAAGTTCCAAAATCATTTAAAGATCAATTTGAATCTGACAAAGTATTTCTTATACCAACAGATGACAAAACTATAAAGCCAATAAGAATAATATTCGAAGGAGAATAACAGTATGAGAACATATGAATTACGACAACATGACGTGATTTCTTATTATCCTCCACAACCACACAAACAGGAATACAAACTTGGAGAACATATTTCTATTAACGAATTAGCCGAAGCAATGTTTGGTTCACCTGCTTTAAGGTTAGATAGAGATAAAAATGAGGACAAGATGCTTCGAGTTATAGAAATAGAATATGTGAAATTTCCGTGGTGGAAGTTTTGGAAGAGAAGAAAATATGTTGAAGAATATCATTTAGAAGTAATGTAAAGGAGACAAATTAAATTATGAACAAGAGACAGAAAAAGAAATTATTTAAGCAGACACTTATTAAGGTTAGAAAACTGCATCCACAGAAGGGTGATGTGATTTGTTTTCAGCCAGATTTAGATTGGATTGATGCTGAAACTATGTGCCAGTTTATGAAAGTTTATTCGAATAATGATGTTTTCGGTGAATCGAAGTTGGCTTTTGTACCTGCTGATATTAAGAAGCTTAAACATAAAAAGGACGCTCAGATATATATTAACAAGTTACAGAGCATTGTAGATCAGATGGAGGAATAAACAATCCAATTAAAGAAGCATTTCCTTCGGATTTTTTGAATGAAAAGAGAGAATAAATACCTAGAAAATAGAAAGAGAGGATACATATGAGAGTATTACTTTTATTAAGAGGCTCTGCTGGTTGTGGAAAATCAACTTGGATTGAACAGAATGGATTAAAGCCATACGCATTATCAGCAGATGATATTAGATTACTGTGTCAGAGTCCAGTATTACAGCCTGATGGAACAGTAGGAATTAGTCAGAGTAATGACAAAACCGTTTGGAAGACATTATTTAGTTTGCTTGAAATTCGTATGCAAAAAGGTGAGTTTACAGTTATTGATGCTACAAATTCAAAAACATCTGAGATGAACAGATATAAGCAGATGTGTGAAACATATAGATATAGAATGTACTGTGTCGATTTTACTGACATTCCAATTGACGAAGTAAAAAGAAGAAACGCCAGTAGAGAAGAATTAAAGAGAGTCCCAGATGCAGCAATCGACAAAATGTATTCACGTTTCAAGACTCAGAAAATTCCATCTGGTATTAAAGTAATTAAACCAGATGAATTAGATTCAATTTGGATGAAGTTATTTGATTTATCTGAATATAAAAAAATTCATCATATTGGAGATGTTCACGGTTGTCATACAGCTTTAAAGAAATATATTGATGACAATGGCGGTATCAAAGATGATGAATTTTACATCTTCTGTGGTGATTATGTAGATAGAGGTATTGAAAATGCTGATGTTATTAAGTATTTGATTTCTATTAAAGATAAGAAGAATGTACTTATGCTTGAAGGAAATCACGAAAGATGGCTTTGGTTATGGGCTAATGGTTGTGCAGGTAAGTCTAAAGAATTTGAACTTGTAACAAAGCCACAGTTAGAAGATGCGAAGATTGATAAAAAAGATGTTCGTCAGCTTTATAGAAAATTTGGGCAGTGTGCTTATTATAAGTATGGAGAGAATATTTATTTAGTAACTCATGCAGGTTTAAGTGTGTTGCCAGATAATCTTACATTCGTTGCAACAGATCAGATGATTCATGGAGTTGGTAATTACAATGATTTTGAAAAAATTGCAGAAACATTCACTGAAAAAATGCCATTAAATTACTATCAGATTCATGGTCATAGAAACACTAAACAAGTTCCAATTCGTGTGAATGATAGAGTTTTTAATCTTGAAGGAAGAGTTGAATTTGGTGGAGATTTAAGATGTGTCCAACTTGATAAAGATGGTATGCACGAAGTAGAAGTTCATAATGAAGTATTTAAAACACCTGAAATGAGAGAAGAACAGAGTGTAACAAATAGTTCTGTTGCTGATGTAATTATTTCATTAAGAGCAAATAGATATATTCAGGAAAAGAAATTTGGCAATATCTCTTCTTTTAATTTTACGAACAAGGCTTTTTACGATAAGGTATGGGACGAACAGACTACAAAAGCAAGAGGTTTGTACCTTGATACATTTAAGGGGAAAGTCACAGCAAGGGCATACGACAAGTTTTTTAATATTAATGAACGTCCTGAAACAAAATTTGATATGTTACAACATAAACTACAGTTCCCTGTTACAGCGTATGTAAAAGAAAATGGTTATTTGGGAATTGTAAGTTATGACGAATATAATGATAATTTATTTATTGCAAGTAAATCTACTATTGACAGTCAGTTTGCACAATGGCTCAAAGAAGCTATTTATAATCAGATTACAGAAGAAAATAGAGAAAAAATGAAACAGTATGCGAAAGATAATAATGTGTCATTTGTATTTGAAAATGTTGATATGAAAAATGATCCGCATATTATTGAATATCCTGAAAGTAAGTTATATCTATTAGATATTGTTTATAATCAGATGGATTTTGCTAAATATGATTATGAAACTATGTGTGATATTGCTCATCAGCTTGGATTAACTCCAAAAGAAAAAGCATTTGAGATTGCTAATTGGCAGGATTTTTATGATTGGTATTATGATATTCTCGAAGAGGATTATGAATACAATGGAAGAAAAATTGAGGGATTTGTAATCGAAGATAGTATTGGATATATGACAAAACTGAAGCTTGCATATTATAACTTTTGGAAGTTTATGAGAGCAATTTCACATGAAGCTATTAGAAATGGATATATTAAGAAGACATCTGCTTTAACAACTCCTATTGCTAATGAGTATTATGCATGGGTAAGAAAGTTGCATGATGTCGATGATATTGATTCTGTCCCAAAAGATATTTGCACATTGAGAAGATTATTCTTTAAAGATAAATTAGGAGAATAACTGTATGAGTAGTATTTCAGTTGGTGAATTAAAATCCATTCTCGAAAATTATCCAGATGATTATGAAGTTGTTATGAATATTAAGCACAAATATCCAATTTCTGAGAAAGAAGGTCTTAGAGGTTGGTATGCTTATATCAATGGAGTAAAAGCTGATGACGATTTTCGGGAAATTAGATTGATGAATTAGGAGAATAACAATGTATAAACAAATTATTATTGCTAGAAAAGATCTTGCAATGTCGTCAGGAAAACTTGCGGCTCAAGTCAGTCACGGCTCTATGGCATTTCTCAGTTGGTTTATTAGAAATAATGCCGATTTAGATGGTCATGTCGATGGCTATATTAACGAAGATATTCTTCACAATTAGATTGAGGGCGAATTTACAAAATGTATTCTTCAAGCCAAGAATAAGAATCAGTTGCTAAAAGCTAAGACTATGGCAGAAGAATTAGGAATGGTTGAAGGTAAAGATTTCTGGCTTATAAGGGATAACTGTCACACTGAATTAGAACCCGAAGAAGATGGTAGAACACTTACTGTAATTGGTTTTAGACCAATGGACAGTGAACTTATTGATCAGATTGGAAGAAAATATCATTTATATATGTAGAAATGGAGAATATTAAAATGGCAAATAGATTATTATTTGAGAAAGATG